GCAGATGGCAACTAAAGCAGAAAAAGACAATTATGCAAAACTGGCACGACTGGGCTGTATATTGTGCAAACAAACAGATGTGCGAAACCTTGACGATTCCCCTGTTGAAATGCACCACATCAGAAGATATGGAGGTAAAAGAAGCCTTGCACCTGTCATCCCTTTGTGCGCCATTCATCATCGACTTGGCGATACCAGTATTCACCAGCTTGGACATAAAGGGTTTGAAAAGCATTGGGGTTTCTCTGAAGAAGATTTGTTAGCCCTAATATGAATGACCTTTTACTATATTTTGGTGTATTTGTGCTATTCGCACCTTTAATCGCACTATGGATAGTGCTGAGTTGACAGATGAAGAAATTGAAAACGCTTGGTATTCTTTAGGATTACGAGGCGTTGCTTCCGCTAATGAATGGCAAACACGCTATAGATTTGCTAGGGAATTAGAAAAGNTNATTAAAGCTCAAGTGGGTCAAAACCNAATTCNTCAGAAATCATCTTGCAACGAGTCCTAAATGGTTTGCCATGTTGTAACCATTTGTCACCTTTTTGCCGATGAAAACTACAATGTGCCATTTCGTGACAGAGGACTCGAATTACAGTCGATATATGCCCACATTTTGCCGATGAAATAGTAATAGTATGCTCATACTTTTCCCCATCTTCATACATATAGCTACCCATAATAGCGTCATCTGAATCAACTACAAAGTCTATTTGGGCTGCTAATGGCATATCCCATTTAGTAAATGGATGGCAAACAACCAGGGCATTATAAAAGTTACGAAGGATTGGAGTAGTCAGCTTCATACTTTATGCACCTTACCCCTAAAATCTACCGCATCTTCACCACATACACGAATAATCTCAGGCTGAAGCATTTTGCTATTGTCAAAAGATAGCATTACAAAACCACTATTCCAATCTTTAGGGGTATCCTCAGTATAGGCAAATTGTTGCCCCATAGGGTCAGCTAAAGTCCCAGTCTGGACTCCCCAGCGTGTGCCGTTATAATCATTAAATGGAATAGAAGATAAGACATGGGTATGTCCGGTAATCATATTCACACCAGAATTGACTGCATTGTTACGCCCACCTGTCCAGCCACCTTTCCAGCGATGCTTAATACAAGTATCTTCATTTACCCAAAATGACCAACAAGGCTGCCACATAGGAAAGTAATCCCGCAATGAAGTACCAAACACACCNTCAAATGTAGGAAGATTAGCAATAATAGACATTTCAAGTCTTTGGTCATGGTTGCCCATAGGCCAAAACAACTTAGACCCTTTAGAAACTGCTTCGATTTCACCTAAGTAATACTGACAGGCTTCTAACTCTTCTTTGACAGTAGGTACTTTATTCCAATCTTGGCGTGGGAAACGGCTTAAATTAGCCCCATCCAGCGCATCGCCATTACAGACTACTGCCGTAGGCTTAAACTCTTTAATCATCTCTAAGAGGGCTTTAAACGCTGTGGTGGTATCGTCAGGCCAAAAGTGTGCATCACTAAAGACAATGACTCTGCCTTTTTCTATATCCATACCCCTACGAGTATGTCCTGTAGTTTGGGCGATTTTCTTTAACTGGTCAAAACGCTGGTCATCTACTGAAGGCAATTCAATCTTATGCCTTGCTTCTATTGACCTTCTTCTGTTATATACTGAGCGCTGACTAACGCCTATTTTTGTTGCCATTACAACGGCTGAACCACATTCTTTCCAGACTGCAATCCATTCTTCATCGCTTAAATGGTACATTGAATTCCCCTTAACAAGTAAAAGAACACTAACATACAATTATGGCATTTGCGAAAAAAGTTGATAAGAATCAAGTCTTTGTTGTGAAAACACTACGAGATTATGGGGCGCAAGTATTTCATTTGCATACACAAGGCGGTGGAATACCGGATTTAATGGTTTGCTATAACGACCAAACTATTTTACTTGAAGTCAAGGATGGAGAAGCCAAGAAGCTAACCCCTTTACAAATTAAGCTATTTGCTGGCTGGCAAGGTGGGCCATTACATAGGGTAAATTCATGCGAAGAAGCAATTAATGTATTAAAATTGTACGAAACGGAGTCTTTATGAATGAAACCAAAAATGTTGCTATGTTTGCCGCTACTTTATTGCATAGCAGCACTAATACTCATTTCTTTCATTGGTCAACAGATTCTTACTCAAAGCATAAAGCATTGGGCAACTTTTACGATGAAATCATTGAACTCATAGATGACTATGTAGAAGCCTATATGGGTTGTTACGAACAGATTAAAGTATTTCCTAGCGTATATCACCAGCCCAAAGAACCATTGCAATACCTTGAATCATTAAAGAATTTTGTAAAAGAAGCTAATAATGATTTGCCCAAAGAACAAGAATTGGTTAATATTGTTGCAGAAATACAACAGTTAATAGATTCAACCATTTACAAACTCAAATACCTCAAGTAAGGAAGCATCATGCCAATGGACAAATCAGGCTCGGCTCAATCAGTCGGCAAAAACTATAAGACAGAAGTTGCCGCAGGAAAGCCTAAGAAGCAAGCCCTGGCGATTGCATTGTCCGAACAACGCACCCATGCTAGAGGTAAAGTAAAGTCTAAGCTAGAAGCTGCTTATGCTAAACACATGGCAGGCGCAGAAGAAAAAGGCGAAACCAAAAAAGAGTCTAAAAAGACTGAAAAAGGTGAGATGTAATGTTTAACCTACCATCCGTAGTCGGCAAAAAAGACAAACGCAAACAAGAAGAGAATGTTGGTAGCGATAAAGACATTCTGAATAAGAAAATTAACGATAGACTAAAGCGTAAAGAAAAGTTAGCTAAAGCTATGAACAAGCTACATGACGCTGACATTGGCTGATTATGGCTACGCTTGCTGATGCGTTAAAAGGATATATTCCTCCAACGGAGTCAACCCTTGCTGACCCTATAACAGAGCATTTTCGTACATTACCCCAGCAATTAGCTGAAAAGCAGCAAGCTATGGATAAAACTATAGCTAGTATGTATAAAACAGATATGGCTACAGGTCAGCCTAATCCTAATTATCGCCCAGAAGCAATGCAAGAATTTACTCAGTTAATGCCCAATATGATGGGTAGCATTGGTAAAGTTTTGCCACGAAAAGAAGTAATTGCTCAAGAATTAGAAAAAGTGTTAACTCCTGGTGAATATAGAGGCTCACACACAGCCCCCAATGCAAAAGAATATGGTGGGACATTAGATGCGTTACATCAAATTATGCCAGCCGATGTATATACCCAACAAGGTAAAAGACTATATGGTATTAATGACCCAACTATAGACCATGAATGGTATATGGCTGCGTTGAAATCAAAAGGCAAGCCTGAAAATATAGTTGAAGTACATCGTGCAGTACCTAAAGGCGTTAAAGATATTAATAGTGGTGATTGGGTAACAACCAGTAAAAAGTATGCAACTATGCACGGAGATAGCGCTTTGAATGGTGAATATGACCTTTTATCTAAAAAAGTAAAAGCAAATACACTTTCATCAGAGGGTTATCCTTATGAATTTGGTTACCACGAATAAGTGATATACTAAATACCTAATAAAATCAAACACTTGAGATTATATGGACAAAAAAGTAGCGAAAAATAGCGAACACCCTAATTTAAATGTGGGTAGAAAGCCAGGAGTGCCTAATAAAAGCACTACGATGGCTCGTGAAGCGATTGCCAAGTTTGTTGATGGTAACACCCACAAAATGCAAGAATGGCTACAAAGCGTTGCTGAAGGCATACAAAACGATGAAGGTAAATACATAGTTGCGCCAAACCCTGAGAAGGCTTTTGGTATGCTTCAGACTGTCATGGAATACCATGTACCTAAACTAGCTAGGACTGAAGTAGTAGGTGACGAGAAAGCCCCACAACGCATGGTGGTGTCTTGGAAGAAATAGAGATTGAACTAGACTATAAGCCTAGGGATGTATTTGAAGACTTCCACAATAGAGAACAGCGTTGGGCAGTCATAGTCGCACATAGACGCTGCGGTAAGACTGTTAGCTGCATTAATGAATTAATCTATAAGGCACTAATAGAGGGCAAAGAAGATGGTCGCTACGCTTATGTTGCACCATATTACAGCCAAGCAAAGAATATCGCTTGGGACTACCTATTAAGATTTAGTAAGCCTGTAATGGCTAAAGCTAATCAATCAGAATTATGGGTGGAACTAATAAATGGCGCAAGGATTAGGTTGTTTGGTGCTGATAATGCTGACTCTCTCCGTGGTCTATACCTTGATGGGATTGTCCTAGATGAGTATGCAGATATGCGCCCTCGTATTTGGGGCGAGATTATTCGGCCTTTGTTGGCAGACAGACTCGGTTGGGCAGTTTTCATTGGTACGCCCAAGGGTCATAATGCCTTCTGGGACATTTATTCCGCAGCCACCAACTCCCATGATTGGTATGCCAAAACCTTAAGGGCTAGTAATACAGGGTTAATACCACAATCTGAGTTAGACGATGCTGCTAAGTCTATGACTCAAGACCAATATCTCCAAGAGTTTGAGTGCGATTTTGAATCCGCAATCCTAGGGGCATATTACGGCAAGGAGATGCGCCAGCTTACCGACCAAGGCAGAATCATTGATATTGCTTATGACCCTATGTTTCCTGTGCATACAGCATGGGACTTAGGCTATAGCGATGACACAGCTATATGGTGGTTTCAAGTAGTGCATGGCGAGATTCGTATGCTTGACTATCATTCAAGTAATGGTCAACCAGTCGCTTTCTATGCTGGAATTATTCAGTCAAGAGAAGCAGAAAGAGGCTATGTGTATGGTACACATTATTTACCCCATGATGCTCGTGCAAAGACTTTAGCGTCAAATAGAAGCATAATTGAGCAACTTTCAGACAAAATTGCGTTAAAATCAATGAAAATTGTACCAATGTTGTCATTGCAAGATGGAATACAAGCTACACGACTAGCATTAACTAGGGCTTGGTTTGACCATAAATGCGAGGATGGCATTGAATGTTTAAGGCAGTATCAGCGTGAGTACGATGAAGATAAGAAGGTCTTTAGGGATAAACCTAGACATGATTGGACTTCTCATGGTGCAGACGCATTTAGGATGTTAAGTATTGCCTGGAAAGAAGAAGCTAAGTTACCCTCGAAAGATGACTCGATTAGAGGTGTATTTGTAGGCAAAACAGATGTAACTTTAAAAGAATTGTGGTCACAGCAACAAACTGTTACCAACAGGAGAATTTAATGCAAAAAGAAGATAGCAAACACTCATACGAGTCTTGGTACAAATGTATCATGGGTTACGAAAGAAGCTATAAGCGTTGGGAAGCTAGAGTAGACCGCATAGTAAAGAAGTATAAGGATGACAGTCGCTATGACCGCAATCCTAATGCTAGGTTTAATATCCTATGGTCAAATGTCCAAACAATTCAACCTGCTATTTTTGCTAGACTCCCTAGACCTGATGTAAGCCGTAGATTTAGGGATAATGACCCTATAGGCAGAGTCGCTTCTATGATGCTTGAAAGAGCCTTAGAGTTTGAGATTGAACACTATGGTGACTACAAGTCAGCCATGAATAACGCTGTATTAGACCGATTATTAGGTGGTCGTGGTGTAGCTTGGGTGCGTTATGAGCCGCATATTGTAGGCGAAGAAGATGGCGAGCCTGATGACGGACTAGAAGTAACTGAAGATTCTGACGAAGCTGAAACTGA